ATGGATCGCATTCACAACATACCGCCTCAAGATTATCGCTAGTACAAAGCTGAACCTCAGTAGACTTTCTTAAGTCCCATATTATGTACAGGTATTGACCATCAACACTAGGCGGAACAGTAAAATCAGCATAGTGAATACCTGTGCTTGGATTTACTATTGGTGTAGCTTCACTAGACACGCTCAATAGAGTTTGCATATCTACGTTATTATTACCATATAGCACACTTGTTCTAGCGTATCTAAACTTGTTAAATGCAGGGTTAAAGTCAAACGTTATCCAAGTTGGTGTCTCATTTGTTTGAAGCCTCATCGTTGCTCCTTCAGGAGGTAGATTACCTTGACCTACAAAACCATTAGTCACATTATAAAGAGTTACTAATGGATTACCTGTTCCGCTTCCAAAAATATAACCTCTATTCTGAGTTGGTGATGTATAAACACCATTAACATAATTAAACTGATTTAGCATTGAATTGCCCGAATCTGAATCTAATGTAAATACCACCTCAACTAATGTCATTGGCTCTTGCTCAGGACATCTTACGGTTATCATTAGTACTACATTACCAGTAACGCTCAATTTTATTTCTGCACTTGTTGGTGTTGGTAATTGTTTAAAGAAATCTATTGACCCTGAGCTTGTTTGTACGCCCGATGGATATAGGACACCATCGTAAACAGCGTCAACCTCAAACTCTGTTGTTGGGTCTATACTCATGACATTCCATTCAATAACAACTTTACCTAAGGCATTACCAAAATCTGAGCAGAAATTATATTTTACATTTATACTTTCACCCTGAGCAAAGGTTAACGTCTGAGTTGTACCGCACTTGATACACTCCTTATCTTCAGGTAGCTGTATGTCATTTATTGACAATACATACTCGTTCATATATGGGTCAAATCCACCAAGTTTTTGAGTATTGAACGAACCTATAAAGGTATCTCTAAACCATGTTCTCATATTCTGCTCGGAGATAACAGTTAACTGCTCATTAGAGTATGAGTTACCTTTAAGTTGAATAACTGCACCTCTCTTAGCATCTGTAAAGAATCTGTCATATCCCCACTGAATGTAGCTCTCAGGATTAAAGCTAATGCCATACTTCTCTGTTCTAGCAATCTGTGTACCTAATACCTCAGGGATTGAGGTGATAGCACCACCAGCAGCAGCATCTGACAATAAATTCTTACCTGCAAGTACATATGACACCCTATCTTCCTGTAAAACTAATACATCAGTCTCTCTACCATCAAGTATATAGACAGCACCGAATGATAGTTCTAGGTTCTTATAATTCAAAAGAGCCCCATTGAACTCATTAAGCTTATTCACATTGGTCTCAGGGTTATACACACCACTGTACGTTATGTCTGCAAACCTGCGTTCTTCACGGTAGTCTTGAGCAGCTACGGTTGTAACTCTATTTCCTAAGTTAAAGTCACGTCCTATGATTGAGTCTCTTATCTTATAACTCTCAGCACCATTACCAAATGTAAAACAGTTAAAAAACCCTGTTTGTATGACACCTGGTATACCTGCACCTATATCTTGACTTGTATCTCCAACTGCACCATTTGATAAGTGGTTGCCATCATTGTCAATAGGGAACGATAAATTATTTTCAAAGAATACATCAGGCAGTGTATCTATTGGCTCAGTTTCAAAAATGACATTATCAATAGCTCTATAAACAATTATGTTTGCAGATACAAGGGAATCTCTATCTCTTCCGGAACCGGAACAAGCAGTTGTTCCAGATATCTGAAGGAGTAATTCTTGAGTTGTTAGATTTTTAACAAATTGCCAATAATTATTACATAAGCTATATGTTGTTAATAGCCCATTAGTTGGTATATATATATTATTTGCAGGACATTGATTATTGCCTATGCTTTGAATTCCATCATTTAATGAAGCTGCAATATTATCTAAATTAAACCATTCTTCCATACTAGTATAGTTATTAGAAGATGTATAAGTCTTTTTTAATGTGTATTCCCTTTTTTCACAAAGATTGCCTGTTCCCTTTCTTTGAAAAAATATATCAAATACAATTACAGACCCAGCAGGAACAGAATAATCTATGAATTGACCAGGATTTGCTGGATCAGGTATATTCATTGGATAACTAAGAATAGGACCTTGATTTGCATCTCTTTCTATTTGTTCTCTTCTACCTGGTGCAATAACAGCGTTTGCACTTTTGTTAATATTAAAGTCATTAGCATTTATTTTCATATAAACACCTGCTGGACTAGGTGGTGTTACCTGAATTGAACCTGATGTATATGATTGTTTATCTAGTACGGTAGCATAAATACAAGATGCTGTAGGACCATTGGTATCTGCCTTAACAATAAATCTATCTCCATCTTGAACCTTTCTTGCATTTTCGCCTTGAAGTAAAAAATATGTCTGTTGGTCAGATGTATTTGTAAACCATATATTTGAATAAATAGTCTCATATATATGTTGGTCAGATTTACATACAAACTTATATCTTTTAGCCCAGTATGGGGCAATTTGACTTGTAGGTATTGTTACTGTTATTGAGTTTTTGTTAGGTGAATAACTACATGGAACGTGAACTGTATTAAGTTGACTTACATTTGCAGGTGTAGCTCTATTAAACTCATCCATATAAACTATACCAACTTCGTAGTCACGATTGCTGTGTAAACTTTTATCTGCTCCATTAAAACTAAACGATGCTTCCTTTGATGTTATTTTATAATAAACAAATCGACTAGGAACCCCAGTTGGTGCTTTTTGATATTCTGTAGCTAAAAACTGAATTCCTATTATATTACTTGATGGTGATGATATAATTGAAATAGGCTCATTTGGTCCATTTATACCACACTGTCTTTTTAACCAAACATCTGGTGGTGGTGGTGTATTAAATACTGTAATAGAATTCTTATAATTACAATTAATTACATCAGTAATAGTAATACCATCACAAGAATCAAGACCACTAGGATTAAAAACAGGTTTAATATTTAATGATGTACCTATAAAATCAAGGAACTCTTGACTCGTAGCTAGTTGATATACAGAAGAATAATCTTTATTTAATGAAAAAGAAAAAGATACACTTATACTATTAAAGTTTGGTACAGCGTTAAATGGATTATTGTCATAATATCCTTTTAATATAACATTTACTGTTAATACATAACCTTCTCTTAGCGCAATTCCTGCAAGGTCAATATTTAAAACTGAGTCAGAAATAGATATAGGAGAATTTATGCTATAATTACCAGTAGATAAACTTGTATTAAGAGCTAAGGATTGATAATCTTTTGATATAAGCTCTGCTTCATAGTCAAAATTCACAGGAAACCCATTACTATCTATTAAGTCATATCCATCAACGTAGTTGCTATACATTAGTCTATTGCCCATAATTGTTTGAGCCTTTGAGAGTCTTGGCACGTTATCATATAGCCTTAAAAGTTCTGACTCAGGAAGAATGGTAAATATCTTGCTATTGCTAAACTGATATGTTTGTATGGTATTATCTATCCATCCAACAACTTGTTTGTCAAATTTCTCAATTACTTTGATAACATTGCTTGTTGCTTCTTTAAATAATAAATCAATACCAACTACTAATGGTCCTCCTGTATTGAACGATACATCAACACCATTATATTTATTGGTCATACCTTCATTTAAAAAGCTATCTTCGCTAAATATAAAAGGTTTTGGAAAGAAAGCAGGCTCAGTCCACTGTGACGTAGCACTATACTCTCCATCAGCATACTTATACCTATATGCAAAGCATATAAATCTTTCCTCTAAGAAGTTCTCCTGACCAGCCAACTCTAATAAGCTAATGCTAGGTGATTCTGTAGGTGGCTTTTTAATTACCAATAATGCCTCTGCCAATAAATCAGGTAATCCATTATTGTCAACAAATGTCACATCAGGATTGTCATAGTTCCTAGTAACGTTTATGAATCTTGGTTGGTTATAGTCATCAGTAAAGAATAATAGATTCTCAATAAGATTAACCCCTGTAATCAAATACTGTGGATTGAAGTTAAGTGTAGTGTTTATACCACCTCCATCATTGACACTCACTACATGATATGTCAATATCAGACTAGTTGTATTGTAAGAAACAATCAAGTCAAGCTTACCTGTAGGAGATGATGTGAAATCAGGATCATGCACAAACCAATAAAGAGTCTCATTTGCACTATCGTCAATAGCCCCAATACATCTAGCCTCAGATGTTAATGGCGTACCATCAATATATGTCAATGTTGTTAATGGCAGGTTTCCTTTAGTGTTCTCAATGACACCAGCCTCTGACCTCTCAGTAGAACCCATGCGAATGTTCATCGCATCAATATACTCTCCATCAGGAATAACACGCTCGTCAAACGTCTTATTCATTCTACCTGCAATAAAATTCCTTGTAAAGTTTGCCATTGATTATTTTATTATCTTGTCCATACCTCTTAAGTTCATTAAGAGTCTTCCTGGATGAATATTACTCATTCTAATTTTCGCATTTCTCAATAAAGCACCTCTCTCCTTTCTAGCCCTTGCAACGATGTACTCCTGAACCCCAAATTTACTATTTAATATCTCATATTTGATAGCAGCGTAGATATATTGCTCAAATAATTTATTAACTGATATAGCAGAGTTGTCACCATTCTCCATTCCATCAGACACATACTCAAGAATAACTGTAGCGGATCTATTATGATGAGGAGTATTTTGATTGTAATCTCTAGTATATCCTATAATTGAGCTGTCAAAGTTTATTACCCCTGCTTTCTTGTCAATGTTAAACGTAGGGTTACGGTTAGCTGTCTCAGTATTAAGACCAATACGATCACCAATTCCATAGTCAAAGTACCAGTTACCATCACAGCAGTATCCCTCTTGCCCATTGAACTGGTGTCCTTGATTAAGATAGATACTCTTTTTCATACCCTTTATCCTGTCATAGTCAATATTAGAATACTGAGGCTCTAATACATTACCATTTTGATCGAACAATATATTACAGTTATTATCCTGTAAGTATGCTTTTGAGGATAATGTCTGTATGTTCTCAGAAAGCGGCATGAGCAATCCATTTGCATAAAGAGATATTCTTACCCAATTCACAAAATCTGATGGCAGAACGTATCTGAGCTGGTCACAGACACTAAGCTCTAGTACCTTAATCTCTTTGAATGCGTCATAGTTCAACTCTTGTATCGCTCTCTTAGCATGGAACAATACCTTATATCGCTCCTCGTTATTCACTAAAGAGTGATTACCGGAGTACATCAATAAGAAGTTATTGACAATATCTTGTAAACTTACATACTGATATGAACCCCAGTTTGCATCTGTAGGGTTATTACCATTATTGGTATAGTATTCGTACTGCGATATATATCCCATTATTTATATTTTAAGTGTTAGCGTCTCTTTGCATTTCTTGACCTAGCGCGTACTGCACTACCTCTCCCTCTCTTATCGTTATACCACAGTACTGTAATATCTTTATAGCTAATTTATACTCATCCTCTAATGGAAGCTCAAAGTCTTGATAGTCTAGCTGTGACTGGTCAAATACAGGCTCACCATTAGTAAGCGTTATAAATGTCCACTTAGGATCTTTAGGATACCTAAAGTAAACAGTTTGCACAGCACCATACCCTGATATCGTTGATGGATAAACAGTAAGTATGCCGTTATTAGACATTGTATAAGCTGGATATATATTTGATGGGGCTGTTAGTAAGGAATTGTTTAGCAACATTATCTTACCCATAGATACAGCCTCAGCCTCACTTGCATTTGATGCTTTATATATAGCGTAGTTATTACCTATTGTTGTAAATAAATTATTTGTTATTTGAAGCATAATCGTAGACACATTAGTTATAAATGCGCTTGTAAAATTAGTCGTATTAACCACAATGTCTCCTACTGATACACCTGCTGTTATAAAGTTTGCACCTGAGTCAACTAATCGGAATGGAATAGTTGCAGTATTATTACCTCTATCTAGATTTGTTGGATAGCAATTAACTCTGTTTATCATGTAGTAGTCATTACCAACGGTAGTAACAGATGGAGCAAAGTAATTATTGTTTATATATCCTGATGCAGCAGGATTTGGCACTAAGAAGTCTACTGATATAAATAGCTCTAATAACTCTGCAACTGCCTTCTTTATGTCCGCATAGTCAGTACCTGACATACGGGCATTCTCCATGTTTATAGTCTTGTTATAAGTGCTGAAATACTCCTCAAATATCTCCATCTGTGCCTGCTTGGCATATAAGTTAAAGTCAGCCGGAGATATATATCCGTAGTTGTTCTTATTAAGAACAGACTGTACTGTATTTCTTACTGAGTTTATCATTTATACTTTTTTTACAAATATAAAAAAAAGAGGGTATATTTTTTATACCCCCTTAAAATAAATATTATTATTATCGATTATACTAAAAACGTTTCGAGCATTTTAAGGAAATCTATCCCTTCGTCATTTTGTAGGTATTGACCAGCAAAATCGTATGGGTCAGCACCATAAGGTATCGTACACATTTTCTTTTTATTAGTAGGTGTATTAAACCATATCTCCTTATTGTTATTTCTAAGCACCAATAGTTTATTTTCAAAGAACGATACAATTTTTGATTGGTACTTAAGCTCAGGGTCATTTAGTATATGCAAGAAATCACTTGGGTCTTTTTTAGCATATACCAATATATCTCTTCTTAATTCAGCCGTTGTAATGGTTGATGGATCTTTACCAAATATTACCCTCGTCATCATTTCAAGCTGTTCAATCGTAAGACTTTTTGCAGCTATTAAAGCATCAACTTCAATATTTAAAGCTTCTATATCAATCTTAGCTTCTTTTTCTTTATCAACTTCCTCAAACACAATACCATTCATTGGATGGTAACTTAAAAATGCTTGAAGTACAGGATTATTTTTTTGAACAATTAAGAACCCATCTTCAAACACAACTGGCTCAAGTATTGCATTTCCATCCTGCTCATCCTCAAATGGGGACTTTTGGTTGGAGGCATATCTTAATGCTCTATTTATATTATTTTTTTCATCAAACCACATCAATGGATATCTTGGATGGTTTCTTGATGCTAATGTATAAGATAATGGCGTACCATTTTTTAATTTATATATCTTATCCTTAAGGATAACTTTTTTAACTTCTGACATAAAATTTAATTTAATTAGATTTTAAAATAGGAGGGTGTTCGCCAAAACACCCTCCATTAATCACTAAAAACTATGATCCGTATCTGAATAATACAAAGTTATTAGCACCAAGAGTACAAATACAACGCTCAGAAAGGAAGTTTACATTCATAGCATCCTCTTCACTATTAGTTGCACCACCGGCACCCCCTGTAATCCATGTTTTATATCTACGATCTTCAGTCTCAGAAGCACGGTATCTAACGTGTAAGAATGGTCTCTTAGCGTTTTTACCCATGATTTGGTCATAAACAGAAGTAGAACCAGCAGGAACAAGAAGACCTGTTATTGTACCTAAAGCACCAGCAGCTGAAGATAAACCACCTCTCATAGTTGGATCGTTCAAGTATTTCCAATCTGATTTGTAGAAGTCATAACCACGTCTGAATCCTGAGAATCCAAGATTCAAAGCCATTTGTACGTCATTGTCAAATAGACCAAATGATGCTCCTGTTGAAGTAGGTGCATAAAAGTTTGTACCAGTCCCTGTTCCACCTAAACCGTTAAGACCTGCAAGCATACCGTCAATATTGAAACTGAATTCACGATTAACAAATATTACATTCTCTTCAATTGCACCTTGCTTGTCCAAACGCTGTACGATTGTATCCCAATCAGCAAGTGTTGTAGGAGAACCTCCTCCCCATACGTTACCACGACTGTTAACAACGTAGAATACACCTTCAGATCCTGCTTCAGTTTGATTAGGAGATGGAGATAAATAAGTTAATGCACCGGAACCAGCAGCAGCAGGAACAGCCTCAATCATAGCAGTTTCAAGATAATCCTCAAAACGAAGACGTGTCTCATGCTCAGACTTCAAGTACCATAGGTATCCTGTAGCACCATTTTCAGTTGTTACTTCAACCCAACCAATCTGAGCCATGTCAGAACCGTTAACAGAATACTTATCCTTAAGAATAATTGGCTTGTTAGAGTAGATTTCATCTTCTGCTTCCAAAGATCCTACCATTCCATTCTGTCCTTTTCTAAATTCAGAACCGTAAATAAATATAGTACAAACATTAGTATTGACAAGACCTGATGCAGTAACATTAGCAGGAGAATCGTAGAAAGAAACATCAATAGTTAAACCGGAAACAGCTGTAACAATAGCTTTAAGTGAACCACCTGTAGCGTTAATTTGAATAAAGATAGTCTGATTCACACGAATTGCACTAGTTGTTGCACCTGAATCAGAAATAACAAATTGTGCAGTTGTAGTTGAAACTGACTGAGCAGTAGCAACTCTGTACTTGATATGCAAACGACCTTGTTCTGCCCATTTGATTTGGTCAGAATTAGATGGCATCTCAGCACCTACAAGACGAAGGAATGATGCGATTGTTCTGTTACCATAACGCTCAAATTCTTTCTCATAAGTATCAGGAAGATACTGATTTAAGAAGTTGAAGTTTGTGATGTAGTTTGATGCTACTGCTACCCTTTCTGCTGCCGGTTGCAGCTGAAATGTAGGATTATTTAATAATGCCATTTTAAAACAATTTTATTGTTTACAATTTTTTGATACTTCGGATTTTTAAACTTCTTCCATGGTCAGGATTAATCTCTTTAACCTGAAACCCATCATTCCCCCTAGTAGCCTCCGTAGCCTTACGCTCAGACATATTTATATTCTTAGTCTTACGCATAAAATCGTCAGCTGCATCTGCCAATCCTTGCTCATAGAAGTGTTTGGCAAACCTTTCAGGGTTCATAGCCACAGCTAATGACTTGTGGTATCCTGCTGCATCTTTTATCAAGCCACTCTCATCCAAAAACTTATTTATAAAGTTCGTAGGAGTTGATTGTATCTTTTTAAGTTCAGCAGCTTCTCCCGGAGTAAACAATATTTTTTTATTGTTGATATTAAACTCAAAACCTTTGAATCCTCCATCAAACACCTCGTTGGTTTTCTGTTCAAACCATTGACGTTTACGATTGTTTTCCTCTTCTATAGTCCTAGCCTGACTCATGTACTGACGATAAGCATCAAACTCCTCTTTTTCTTCTTTAGAAACTCCTGCCGTGCTTGACTCAAGGGGCGTTTTATATTTCTCTTTCTGAGTATTGAAGAATTTTTTTGCTTCATTGACAGCTTTCTTTTTAGCAACTTTTACCTTCTTAATATAAGACTCGTCATCCAAATCCTCATCAAATCGGTAATCATCCATCATCATATCAATATCGTCTTCATCAAGACCATCTTGAGTTGATAATAGATAATCTTTTAAAAGCTGCTCTTCCGGCATTGTATCGAAGTCTTTGTTCAACTTGAGAAAGTCTTCAAATCCTCTGCCTGTTTCTTTTCTATACTTCATATAAGCAGCTACATCCTCAGGCATATCCTCAGCGGCACTACGCTCAGATATTAAATCATCGAATGAATTGATCTGCTTATTATATCTTTTGCCTATATATGAAAGAACATCTTCCTCCCTTAGTTCATATTCAGGTGTATCGTTAACAATAGACTCTTGTTGCTGATGATATTCATCTTGAACTTTTAACTGTTGTTCATGTTGATCTAATAGTTGTCTTTCTACTTCCTGAACACTCTTTTGTTCACCTGTTTCTACTAACTTTACTGCTTTAAATTCCATTTGATTAAATTTTATTGTTACAAAAATATAAAAAAAATATTATATAGTATTATCTAGGATTAAATTCTGCTAAATCAAATCCATCTAGGCTGTCCTCGTTGGACTCAAAGTCCATTGGTGGCAAGTTATTCTTTCTTTGATTTATTAGTTTTGACTGCTGAGTATTCTGAATGCCAATACGCTTATTCTTCTCATCCTCCTTCATTTTTTCTCTGTTTGTCAATAGACCTGACTGCATCTCGTGAATCTTAACATTGTACTGGAACTCTTCAGCCATCAGTTGTGATTTTATACCAGCCTCAAACTCCATCTTCTTCATCTGCATCTCAATCTCCGTTTGTATAATCTGAGCCTTAGCCTGTGCTTCAAGCTGTATCTTTTGTATTGCTGTCTGTGCAGCCATCTGCTGAGACTGCAATTGTTGTTGAGACATCATAGCCTGCTTTTGCATCTGCATCTTCTCTTCTCTCTCAGCGTTCTTAACTCTCTTAACCTTAAGTAATTGATTCGCTAGCTTTATGTTCTTAAGCTCTCTAATATCAATAGCATCCTCAAGATTAATGTCGCCTTTAGATAATGCCATTTGGACATTCGCTTCGAGTTGTGCTTTTTGCTCTTCGTCCGGAGAAATCTCAATAAATATCCCGAAATCATATAAGTATAAATCCTTAATATCGTTTAGTATTGACACATTATATCTGCCTATTCTTGTAGCGAAGTCCTCTTTAAAGTCAGCGTACTCTAATATATCAGCAACCCTGTAAGTAATTGCCTCTGCTAAGGTACGATAGATGTATAGACCGCTATCTAAGATATGCTTCGTAGCTGTATTTGAGTTAAGGGCTGCTAACTTCTGTAGCCCTACCAATGAGTTAGGGTCAGGCTTTGATCCATCTCTAGCCTCATTAAGACCTGTTACGGTCCTAATCATGTCCATATAGTGTTGGTAGTTAGCTATCAACATCTGTGTCTTAGCAGCACCTGAGTTTGACGTAAGCTGAGTAATTGGAACTCTAGCATTATTAAACTCACCGTCCTGTGTAAAGCTCCTACCGATAACACTACCTGTTTGAAAGTATAGTCTTAATGCATCCTCAGGGTTATACGCTGCGCCAGTTCCAAGGTCAACCTCATTAAGTCCGTCAGCGTCAATGAATACACCATCAGGTACTACCCTGTTGATAACTTGCTGTAGTTTTAAGTGAGTAATCTGAATAAGGTCAGCAAATGGTATCATCCTTCTTACTAAACTCTCAATAACACCCTTGTACATTCTTGGCGCACAGGCTACAAACATTGGCATGGCGTGCTGTGATGATGACTTAGGTCTTACCATATTTTGAGCCATCTCCCACTTAAGAAGATAGTTAGTACCCATAACCATGATACCTTCATACCATACGTCAATAGTCTTCTCTACCTTTTCAAATGATCCTTCCTCCATCATCTCTGCCGGAGGATTGAATGTGTCATCCTTTGGTATCATCCTTGTACCTCCATTATCTAGTGACTTTTTCTTATATACTACCTTCTTTGTAGTCTTATAGTTAAAGTACATTAGAGTACAGGTGTCTCTATAGAACAGGTCACTCTCGTATAGTTTCGCTACATTATAGTAGTCGTACCATGTTTGACTATACTGCGATATTTGCTGTAGATCGTCTTTAGTTAGTTTAGGGTTGATCTTGTATAGTTCTGTAAGAGGAACAGTCTTAATCTCTCCCCAGTAGAAACAATCTTTAAAGAATGGATCCTCTGTATAACTAAATACTATATTAGCAGGGTCAACATAGGACACTTTAACACCTTCACCCAGTAAGAACTCATGCTTTGCTATTGCTATACCAAGTACAGTAATGTCGTAGTCTAGTCTTTTTCTAATGTCCTCGTAGTGGTTCTCATCAAAGATAGTATTGATAGCTACCTCCTCCGCTATCTCAATAGCAGGTTTGTAGTTTAATTGCATATAGAGTGAAAGCTCCTCATCATTCTCTGGTAGCTGCTCAGGATCCATCATAAATGGATCGACACCTGTATGCTGTTGTATCTTCTCTAGGATTGGTTTACCTGCCATCTGCATCTCAATCATCTCCTGATACTTGTTACGCTTGGCAAGTGACATAGCATCTTGAGCGTATGCCTTTGGTTTGAATAACCTATCAGACATACCATTAACAACGATGTCAACAAACTTAGGGATAACAGGAACCGGTGTCCAGTCAATGTTTAAGTAAGACAAGTCACCGTCAATAGCTAGCTCATTCTTGTACTTTGCTACTGACTGCTCGCCCCTAGCGTAAAGTTTTAGTCTATGATATTCTCTCCAACGACCATAGTACCTGCAAGATGTTCCATCCTTCCTAAACCATTCGTATTGGATAGCTTGTCCAACTTGAAGACCATATCCTTCAGATGCTTTCTCTGCATCTGTAGCCCATTGATTTGGGAAATTTGAGTACTGAATGTCTATTATTATATCTTTCATTTCATTAATTGACTTGTTATTCCATCGTTTGTATATCTAGCAAAGTTAATAATAATTTTCGATTCTTTCTTCTCAGGCATATAAAGGTGTTTTTGATTTGCCATTATTGCTAATCCTGAACTAATCGTAGCATCATATTTTGTTCTATCGTTTATATCAAACTTTGCCCAATCCTCTAATGTCCTTGTAAAATACATAGTTCCTATTACGTCAGGATCTCTATACGCACCTGTGTGATCTAATCCAACATACTTCTCAATATATGACTCAATCGCTGCTGCGTGAGACTGCTTGACATCCTCAGATGAGTTTGGTATTCCTCCAAGTTCTCGCTCTGTTTTTGTTAGCTTATTGAGCTGTTTGTCCGGTCTATTCATACAATAACCCCTGTATCCTCTATTCTTAAAATGGTATAGTAATCGTGGTTTGTTATTTTCTATGAGTACCGGCATCCCATAGTAAACACAAGCCATTAGTATTTCTTCAAAAAATATCTCTGCTGTTTGTGGTCTTGCTACATATTCTAAAAAGAACTCATTGGCTGGAGCATCGTCCATGTGGAACTTTGTCATACCATGTAATGATCCACACGACCCTCTACCACCTACTACTGCTGATATATCATATGGGTCACATCCAAAAGACCCTAAGTGTTCATTCCCTGGATATTTTATACCGTTCCTCTCATGTACATTGTTCGTATAGTATGAAGGTGGGAACCAACTTATTAAGAATCTACCATTCCTGTTAGGTGTCCAAATAACCTTAGTATCTTTTATACCATCCTTCCACGAAAATGACCCTCTTGTCAAATAATGCTCAGGTATCAATGAATCGTTATAATCAATCTGTTGATATATCTTTGTCAGGTTAAATAATGCCTGCTTACTTTCATCTCTAAATGCGTGTGACTCTGTCCTAGGGAACTGACGATAAAACTCATTCAAAGCATCAGCGTCATTCTTTAAAGAGTCAACCTCATTTTCCCAATAGTCAATAGCCCCATTCTTAATCATGCCACCATCAACTCCCTGTATATGGGCACTTGGCTTCCTTAGTACTGGCATTCCATATCTATCAATAAACCCTTCCATATTCCACTCCATTGGAATGAATAAGGAATACAGACCACTCTTTGTCTGACCATTGGCATTCCTAATACTTGGATCCGAATCGTAGTACAGTGACTTAAAATTCTCTCCCCCTTTATTCAAAGCGTTTGACGTTGATCCCATCATACACTTTCCGATAATCTTACTACCTAGACGCAAACAAGTTTTCGTTACACGCCAGTTATTCAAAATATTATTTGGTTTTAACCACTTCCCACTCTCGTCATGCGCTAAGAATAATAACTTCTCACCGTCATAAGAGTTGTCCTCAGTATTCTTCCAGTCTATACTTGTATCTAATCCTACGATGTCATTATCTCCAATCTCGTGCATATTCTTCTTTGTAATCCTTGATGCTGGAACACGGAAAGCAAGCTCCGTTTTTGGCTTGTCCATACCATCCATAATAGGTTTAAAAAAGAAAGGAAGTTTGCTATTGATTGGTACTACCTTATCGGTAAACATCTTCTTAGCATCAGCACCAGTCTTAGAAAGGATTCCAAGTCTTGAGTCTCTTGCTAGAGTTCCTTGATTAACACATTCAGATGCTGTCATAAATGAGAAACCTGAACGTCTTATCTTAAGGTATATCATTCCAAATGATCTCTCGTCAGCCTTACAGGCTTCCCAATACAAGAATAATATTCTGTTAGCTTCACGAAAGTCAGGATATCCTACGTCAATACTTGACCATTGAAGATACATATAGTGCGATCCTGTTATATAACAAGGATTGCCATTATTCATAAACCAAAAACCTTGCTCACGATAGTCGAACTCTCGCTCGATATAATCAACCCATAAGTTTTTAAACTCCATAGGTTTCTCGTTCCAATTAAATATAGAAGATATCTTTTCAAGGTCTCTTGGGACTTTAAGTCTTTCCCAGTGCTGCTCAGACTTTGTATTGCTTCTTTTATGGATTTCATTAGGCTCTAAAGGAAGCGCTATGTTTATACCATTTATGTTTATTATTTCGCCTATCTGACCTGTCTTTGAGATAACAACAACGTCATATTTATCATTATAGCCATAGACCCATGTTCTAGAATTATTTTTTCTAGAAATTGATTCTTTAGGTATCAAGTCTTTTACGACATAATATAAGCTTTTATTTTGACCTTCTTTCTGCAAATCCTTGTTTTGATTCTACTTTACTAATTCCCCTGTCCGCAAAGTCAAGGGCTTCTCTTTCTGCCTCAATCTTATTGAGTATCTCAAAAGCATCAAATATAGCTAATTTTTTTGTTGCCGCAGCGTTTTTCAACTTATCTGCTGATAAATCATCACCACTTTCTGGAGCTATAATCTTCTCTTGGGCAACTTTAATCAACTCTTCTACTGCTCTATGACCAGCTGCTATTATCTTCAACTTTGTTTCTCTAGTGCTCATCCTTTGCTTTTAAAAATATAACCTGAACCAATCTTGACTGCTCTCCTTCTCCAAAGTTTTCATATATATTTCTTGAGTGAGGAACTTCAGATTCAAATGCTACCATCCTATTAAATTTTGAGTAAAATTTACATAATGGATTGCCTTGATCGTCATATATTGTTGTTCCATCTTCTTTAGGAGACTCTTCATTTAAATAAAGAATAACCGTAATGTCTCCCATCATTTCATCAGTATGTATGAAATTTGGCTCTAACTGATTCAAAGGAGACTGCCTAACAAAATTATAAGTTACATAATAGTTAGGAAATATAAAAGAAACAAGTTTATAAAACTCATCTTTTTCTCTGAATTGGATATTTTTAAATACCTTATCTCCATCTTTTACATCCTGAAATCCTATGTCAAATATATCTCTGACATAAATTTTTGGACTACTAAGTACATTATCTTTTGTCATTATCAGCATATCGGATTTAGTTTCAGTGTTACAAAATGATCGTACATCCTATATAGCTTTTCACCATCAATGTCAAATTCGTACTCGCCATTCGGGGCGAAGCACACGGTATCACCTTCGTTGACACCCTTACTTTTAAGATATTCGTTGGGGTATACCATTACACCCATCAACGGTTCTAAAGAGAATGGCTTTTTGATATAGCTCTCTGTTGCCGGTATTGGCTTTATAAAACAATACCTGTCATAAGCATTCCACTTACCATCACTCTTATATAAAAAGAACTGCTCTTCATCTATTAAGAATAAGTCATCTTTTAAAAAGCTCTTACCGCTTCTGCGTTTTCCTCTTACGTCATTGTAAAACTTAAACGCATTGTGGTGTACTATTAAAGTATCCCCGTTCTTTATTGGTCCGTTATAACCTAGTGGTGTCTCTATAACTTCAGCATAGCGGTTCGAGAACTTAGCCTCTTCCTCTGACGTATTGACAATAAAGTCTATACCAGCTATGTTTTTAATGTTGTTATATCGACTCCCATTCATAGGTTTAACTATAAACTGAGTTAGTGATTTCATTAAAAATCTATATTAAATTCGATTGAAATTGGAATTGTTTGATTTAATTCTTTCCAAAGGACTATCTCGCCCTTCTTGTTTATTATGTATATCTTGATAGAAAATGTATCAGGGTCTCTCTTTATAAGATGGATAGCATTACTATCGTTGAGTACTTTCTGCCCAACGATATAATGTATTGCTCCGTTCTTATAGTCAGGACCTACTGATATCTTTCTTATATCCATTAAGACACTTTTTCTATTGTTGCTATAACTGATGGAATACCTGGAACACTCGGAATTGTTGTATTCCTTTGAAGCTCAATATTTGAAGCCGATGCTCTCCACATTATCTCTACATACTGACCCGCCGTTAATGGCGTAAAAAAATTCCATGCAGCTACTAAAAAATCTCCATTATTAGCTAATGTAAGAACTGTTGCACTATCAGGAATATCTACATTATTTACTCTAAACCATATATAAACCTGTTGAGCAGGACCTGTTGAAGTTTTATGAAGTTGTGCTGAAAATTGAACATTATATATACCTGTTACTGTAGATGTAATTCTTGTAGGTCTTCCTAATGTATCATTAGTAATACTAAATCCATTTGTACTACTAGTGTCTGTAGTATTAAATTTCATTGCCAAGTTCTCATTTCCGGCAGTTGTCTGTGTAGTAGTGTCATAAAATGATCCGTAACTTGGAACTACATACGCAGGCGTTACCCATGTTGGTTCAGATCCTGATCCTTGACTTGTTAATATCTGTCCTGCTGTACCAGTGCTACTATCTACATATAGAGGTTTATTTAAATCAACTCTTTGATTTGCAGTATCAACAGTTATATACGGTGCTAATTTCAATCCGATATCGATAACACCACCAGCTCCTGTTTCAGGAACAATCAAACTTGTCTGCACTCTATCTGTTGTAAATAATACGTCAGCAGTTAAGTTATTTGACCCTAAGTCAACATCCTGTGTAGCACCAGAATATGGAACATACGTTGCGCCAGCTGTACTTGTACTCAAGTAAGTAGTTGAATCTAAAGTTCCATCAGCCTTTAAAAACTGTGTAGACAATCCACCACCCACAATAAATGAGCTTGACTCTATAGAATAAACACCCAAGTCAACATTAGCATTAGCACCAGTATAAGGAACTAACAAGCTACTTGAAGAAGCTAGATTTATAATACTTCCTACCGTAAAATTTTTAGTACTGTCCATGTCATTCACGTCAGTTCCAATTAACATATCACTTAGCGATGGTGCTACAGATGCATAGGTACTTATCTTTGCCATTATTATGTTTTTTTAGTTACTTCTCCTGTTTGTAAGTTTATCACTGAGTCTTGACCATACTTATTGATTAACAATCTCTCATAGTCATAAAACTCTTGACGCATAGCGTTTATCTGATTTAAAATACTCTGCTTGTTTAATTCTAACTCTCCTAATGCCATTTTAGCCTTAGCAAAGTCAGCATTCATAGCCTGTATTCTCTCTAATTCTTCCTGTAAAACGTAATTTTTTAAGATTTCCATTTGATTTGAATTTGATTAAGTTACAAATATAAAATTTTATTTTATTATAAATAGTATGGAAGTTAATATTGTTGTTGATATAGCAGCCCAACCAATGCCATTCCAAAGATTTGTCCTTCTTAATTGTTTTTTTAAATCAGCTTGTAACGCCTTGTTTAAATTGTCAGACTTATTGTAAGACTCAGCAAGCTCATCGCAGTATAGTATTTGTTTATTTAAATTTACTATCAAATCGTCATTTATAGCTATTATTTTCTTATAATCATACATCACTGTCACCGCACTGTCTAAAGTGGCTGTACAGTCAAAATATGCAGTCTTAAAATGTTTTAAGCTGTCAAACTTATTTACCAGGTAAACTGCGTAAGCTTTATTAAAAACGAAGACAGTGTCATTATCAACTATCTTAATGTCAATCTTCGGATTATTTTGGCTGTAGCTCTTTAAGCAAAGAAAAATAACTACTGTCGTTAACATTACGAGTCGGTACATCTTTTTTATTTTTTATTTCTTGTATGCTTATTGATAATTTCTTTTCTTTAATATCAATGTAATTTTTTAGGCTGTCAATAACATTATCAATCTTTACGCTTTCAGATTTAAGGCTGTCAAGTTTACGCTCTATCTTTTTGATGTTTTCAAGCTCTTTATTCTGTAAGTCATTTATAAATCTATTAGTCAGGTTCTGCTCACTTACAAAATAGATAAGCATGGCTATAATGACTATTGCAAAGCATATGTATAAATAAAAGTTTTTCATTATGCTAATTTAGTTTTTAACGTTTCAATCATTACCTTTACTAATTCATCTCTGAATGTAGGGTTGATCAATAAGTCAGCATTGTTTGCACTGTCAAAAAACCCAAGCTCTAACAATATAGCCGGCATCTTAGTAGCTGTAGTAATATGAAGTGGATTGTCAAGCACTAAAGAAGCTCTCCTTTTGCTACCATACTTGTCAAATACCTTCTCTAAGTTCTGAGTAACAGATAATGCCAGGTTAGCTGTCTCTGTGCCTAACTTATAGACGAATGAGCAAACACCCTCAGCTCCTGTCTGTGGTGCTGTTCCTACTCCGGCAGCATTAGCATGGAATGAAAGGAATAGTGACCTTGTTCCAAACTTTTGGTTCATGGCGTTTGCCGTATCTGTTCTATCTGATAAACTATTGTCCTGCCATGGATGGTAAACAGGTACACAATGGAATCCTGCCTTCTTTGCTTCCTCGATAAACTTTTTTGCTATCTGTCTATTGAAGTGTCCTTCATAGAACCAACCGTTATTATGGTACGCCTTACCGTTAGTGTGTAAGGTTTTCTTACCTATCTTTTCAGGGGTAAGGTATTCTTTTGTCATAGGGTCTAATCCACCATGCCCTGCGTCAATATAAAGAACTGTTTGTTTATTAGCCATTTTTTTCTAGTTTCTCTATTATCTGAATCAACTGTTTCATAAGCGCAGTATTGTTTTCAATAACATGGTTGTTTGACATAACAGCCTCCATTAAGGTTGTTCTATCCTCTACAAGGTACGTTTCAAGTCTTTTCTCTAGCTCTACTATTCTATTCTCATTTTTTTTATGCCAGGATATAAAATGCTTACTCATATAGTAGATAACCCCTATCATAAGAAGAGCAAATACTCCTAGTACACCATAGTTTATAAGAACATCAATAACGCTTTGTTGTTGCGGAACTTGTAAAAGTAAATAGTTCATTTTTAGTTAGTTTCTTTTGGTATATATTCAATCAATGGTAAATCCTTAACCCACAAAAAATTAGGGTTGACACATTGGTCAACTTCTTCGACTGAAATAATCCAATCGTCATTTGCATCTTGGATAGGGTTGAAGTAAGAGTCTGGATCATACCATTGACCTACTAATTCATCCTTTTGCTCTGTTGTTAATAAGTGAACGTATGTCATCTCCCTATAGCTGTTTGAAATTTATTAACTGCTGTATAATAATCAGCTGCTTGAGTATCATTTAACCCTCCACCAGCAGATGCAAATATAAAGTTCTTAGCCAAATAAGACATCATTGTATTATTAAAATTCTTTTGCCCTAAGACTGGAATTGTAGCTGTTGTTCTAGTAGTTGATGCCGATGTTGCAGTTTGAATAGCCGTTCCATTTTTATATAATTTTCTGCTATTTGATGCCGTTCTCGATGCACAATAAAAACCACTTGAATCGGTAACAGATGATACAATTGTACTTGCATTATCATTAACCTGGTATTGTGTTTGATTTGATGCATTTCTCGTTATAACTCTTAATCCAGCATTTAATGATCCATCCTGGATGCCCATTTCAGCTGTAGCGTTTTGACTATTAGTCTTTGACCAAAAAGCTATATGTGTACTATTTAATACTAAGTCAACGCTTGGTTTGATATATGTCTCTCCATAACCATTTGTACCGTTTCCAGTTATCCCATTAGCGTTATGAGTAACACCACCGAGCCATTCTATTCTAAAGGCTGCATTGGTATCTAAAGGATTTATTAAATTAAATTTATGAGTAGTTGCTGTTCCACCAATAAATGGATACAATGCTGTAAATCTAGTGTATATACTATATCCTTTTAAGTCAACAACAAGCTCATTTGTAGCTACGACTAATGTATTGTCTGTTATTGCTGTTGCTGTTAAGAAAGCATTAGCGTCAGCATCTAATATATAATTAGAATCACTATTAACGTTTGCGGATCCACCTATATTTGTAGCAGTAACTACACAATAAACAACAAAGGTCGCGTCTGCTTGTACTAAAGTATATGTGTTTGATACTTCACCTGATATGTTTGTTGTATCTCTAACCCATTGATAAGTATATGTTATCGGTGATGTACCTGTCCATGCACCATTAGTTGTTGTTAATGTTTCACCGACTACATTATTCCCTGATACAGAAGGAGCTGATGTATTTACAGGAACTGCTGCCGTTACAACAATTGAATTGCTAATAGCTGATGAACTTCCTGCAACATTTGTACCTGTTACTTCACAAGTTATTGAATCACCATAGTCACCAAATACAGTTACATAAGTACTATTAGTTTCACCTAATATATCAACTCCATTATTCTTCCATTGATAGGAATATGTTATTGGGTTAGTACCTGTCCATGTACCATCAGTAGTTGTTAGTGTTTGCCCAATTATAGAGGATCCTGTTACATTAGGAGTAACAATATTAACAGGAGGAGTTGGAGTAGGTATTGGACCACCACCCCCATTATTTAAATTTGATGTTAATGTTGCTGTTATTGTTATCGTTGTCATTTACCAAAGGGCTATAATGTCTCCTGATGTACCTGTATTCCAAACCTTTAATACTTGAACAGGCAAAAACGTACCATTAGGCACACCTATAAATATTACCTTATCACCACCTGCTGTAGTAACCTCAAGATCACCGCCAGTACCAATATAAAGAACACATCCCGTGTTCTGACCTCCTGCTTGTGTACTTGATTGGTAGATAACGTAGCTATCACCTACTCCTGTAAATATACTATCGTTTAACTCAAGAGTATCAGGTGTAGCTGGAGATGGATTTTCTGTAATAGTTGCAGCTTCTCCAGTATCTGTATTATAAACAATATTACCAGCATAGATATTTAAAGCAACAAAGTCTTTACTTGTATCAATTAATTGACTAACAGGTGATCCATCATCAGTTCCTGTTTCAGCAACTGCTGGAAATGGGATATCAGCAAAGTCTGACTTGTATGCTGTTAATGCTCTGCCTGGTTGTATTCTTGCGTTTGCCATTATTTATTATTTATTATCGTATGGAAATATTCTATTCAATGCATCTCTTCTTTTGTCACAACCACAGTCTTTGCCTGTAGCCTTTGACACTGTTTCAACTATTTTCTTGATGCCAGTAGCCTTTGTGATCTTCTCAATTGTATCACCTAGTCCTTTGTTTTTATTCTGACTCATAACTATTTTTTCTTTTTACCGGCAACAGCCATTTGTTGAAATTTGTCTTTACCGTATTTATTACGACCAATAGCAGCAGTAATAGCGTCAGCACTCTTTTTACTAACACCCTGTTTCTTCTGTATCTTTTCACTTAACTTAGAAAATTTGCTCATATATTTAAACTTTTGTCACTCTGTTTCCCATTCCTATTCTTAATTTCTCAGCCTTCTTAGCACTAAGCTGTGAAGCTGTCATCTCTCCTTTAGTTTTTGGTGTCTTGGAAGACACTTTTGTTGTCGGTCTACAGTACTCATTCTTTCCACCTGCACCACATGGTTTATTAGTTCTTGTATCTACCCAGTTCTCTTTATCCCAACGCTTCAAGCTTGTTCCTTTCTCAGACTTTACTACGTTTCCACTAGCCTTGCGACACTTAGCTATTGCCTGTGATGCCCTTGCTGAAGGAAATACATCGTACTGTGCCTTTACTTTTTTATAGCAACTGTCTTTCATTAGTATTTACCTTGTCTACCTTTTGGATTACTTGCAGTGCTACCACCGGGACCTGCCCATAGCTTCTTACAAGCCCAATATCTTGGCGTTAACTTATCACTTGCCGTGTCACAACCATGCCTTGCCTTGAAACTTTTTCTTGCAGCAGCAGAATAGTTATGACCGTAGCCTTTAGCTCCAAAATGAAGTAGCTTTTCTTGTCCATTAGCACAAGCCTTGACCATCATTTTCTTCCCTGGTCTGTCAGACGATGTCGGACTGTTGCATTTCATCTTGGATTTATCAGCCATATTACTTTTTGTATTTAATGCTCATATAAGCTCTATCAAGAATGCCATCTTCACCTACAGGAACCTGCTGCTTTTCAACAAATTGCTCTACAGTTTCAGTTACTTCAGGCTGTACTACTAGCTCTTCTTTGGCTATCACTTCTTCTTTCGATATTGATTTCTTAGTTGCCATATTATTTATTTTTTAATGTTGCTCGATTAGTATATGGATTGTATTTATATTCTGATGGTTTTCTTTTTGACTGTTTTACCGCTCTATCTATAGCTCTTTCCTCAGCAGTCATATCATTTCTTTTCTTCCCCTGTTCTGTTAATGTCTTACCATCCGATTTCATGTCACCTCTCTTAATTAAAATTCCGATAGCCAGACTAGTAGATCCAACCTGTGAAGCAAGTCGCTTCAATAATTGGTTTCTATCCATGTACTCCTGGCTATCGAACTTCATTAATATCCTTTTTTAGCAGGCATTCCTTTTTTAGCAGCACCAGTCATAACTTTCTTAGTAGCTCCTTTTTTAGGCATAACCTTAGGCATTTCTTTTGCTCCACCAGGCATCTGCATACGAGATGACATCGGTAGACTTGGAGTTGATTTTCCTTTCATCTTAAACTTTTTTTATAACGTTAATAATCAGTTCCTCTTTTTTGAAATTGTCTTCCTAAAGTGTTTTTTATACTTTGAAGACCTTGAATTCTTGGAGCTTCAGCTCTCCTCTTTCCACCTCTATTGCCCATCATTTGCTTAAGTTTGGCATTCTCAGACTGCAAATCTCTAACCATTTTAATCTGATCATTCTTAAAAGTAATATCATCCATCTTCTGTTGAAGACTATTGGTAGATTTACTTTCTTCTTTCTCTTCTTTTTTGGTTTCTTTTTCCTTAGCCATTGTATAAAATTTTATATCTGTCAAATATAATAACAATTCTTGATTATATTTGTAAAAAAATATAATAAAATTTAATCAAATGGCAAAAAATGATAGGGACTATCTGAAATATTGGAGGGTAGTACGTCAATTCATAAAGGTAAAGTATGGTCTAACTCAATCAGACCTTGACATCCTTCTTTTTATGTACTCTGAATCCTATTTTACAAGGGATAGATTTCAAGATTTTAATAGGCTTGTTAGTTGGGATAGATTACGTTTCGATAGACTTTTAAAACAAGGATATTTTGAAGTCTTCAGAGGCAGGATTAAGAATAGAGGTAAAATATATCAAATGACAGAGAAAAGTAAAATGATTGTCAGTATTATATATGATAAGTTAGAGGGTAAAAAAAGAATCTCTACAACAAAAAGTAATAACCCCATGTACCTAGCAAGTGCCAGGCACAGGGAAAATGTTTATAAGGATATGATTGCTGAGATGAACGCTTTTATTCAACAACAACAACGTCTCCCTCTCGAATAATAGTGTATTGATTGTCCTTGATAATCATTGTAAAGGAATGTCCCTTATCGTAGTAGATAACGTCCCCTTCTTTGATTGCTAATACGTCAGTACCGGGCATAACAACCTTTCCTTTCTTGTATCTGAATTGACCTGCATCTTCTCCGGACAGGATAATGCCTGAATCTGTCTTAATTTCTTCGTCAATTGACGTAATTACAATGTACTTACCTATTGGTTTCATTTTATTAGATTTAATTGTTAAAATTATTACTTTTTCTCGTAAAGAAAGAATGTAACACCCCCAATTTCTTTATAAATTTTAAATTTTAGGAACCAATCTCGTACCATTGGATCAATTATTTTAAGATTGCAGAAGGCAAAGACGTTAGGGTCTGTCTTTTTTAGCCCTTTCTCCACCAACTCCTTGGCAATTTTTTTGTGTACGCTTGTTGGCTCCGCTCTCCACCAGTGATACGCCTCGTTATTTACGCCTGAGAACGCTCTTTTTTTGGTTAGAGCCTCTACTAGGGTACAGTTAAGCATCTTTGTGTGGTTGATAGCTGTAACTCCAACTAGTCTTACGCTCTCTATGTCTGTTGAGTCAGCCACTTCTGACATCATCATCTTAGCTAACCAGTCTGTATCTGTCCATTCGTCTTTAGGTTTATTATTGATGGACCAATTTACAAAAACTTCTTCTTTTATTTCAGGCGATTTCGCCTTTGAATTTGAAAAGGATGTTGCCGTAGCAAGCAAGAGAAATAAAATAGCATACCTCATAAGTATTTTTTTTAGTGATAAAAAAGGGCTGGGTGTTACCCCAACCCCACACATTCTAAAACAAACCCATTTAAACAAGGTTATTAAGTTCCATGGCTCTGATTAGCCTGGTGATACCGATACCACCACCTACTCTAGGCATGAAGTCATTAGCTAAGAACTCATTAAGTTCCGCCATTACTCTATCACGACCGAAAAGTTCAAACAACTTATCAGCGTATTTACCGTCCTCAATAGTGAAGAAGGTCTTTCTCATTTGATCTTTATCGCAGCTTCTCTCAGCAGATCCTATTGTCTCCTGACCGCATAGGATAACATCAATCTTCTTGGATAACTCAGGGTTACTTTCGTGTCTCTTCATGTTCCAAAATGGATTCGTTCTCTCAGGGAAGTTCATCAAAAGAACTGCGTCAGACACCTCTCTATAAAGCTTTGTCTCAGCCTCATTGTCAATAATGTTGATCATGTACTCCTTACAAACATCCTCATAGTTTCTGTACTCATAACCTTTAAAACCTAAGAATGTTATAAGCTCAGTCTCCATTAAAGCCAGGTCAGTCATGTTACCCTTGAACTCAAACTCAAACATTGGGAATATCAGACAGTGTCTTCCCTCGATTGGGGCAGCCTCATTGCGGTAGCTTGTTGATACGCAGTAGAAACCTTTCTCATCAGGTTGTGTTAGAAGCTCATGCTCCAACCACATCTGCCCTGTCTGAGGTAGCGGATATGTGCTCTTGTTATAGTTAAACGTTCTTATATTGAACGGATCCTCACAAGCAGCAAGTATGCTTAGTCTGTTTTGGGTGTGAACCTCTAGGAATCCACGCTCATCAAAGAATTGTCTTAGCTTCTTAACGACAGCTGTAAATTTTTTCGCATCAATATGCGGATAAAAGGACGAATGCAAAGAATGTTTCATTGTTGATTTAGTTATTGATTAGTAATTTTTTCCATGCTTGTAAGGTCTTGTTGCGTTGTACATCATCTTTGACCTTATATGAAAATCAATGTCAATCTCAAGACCACCACACAGGTCAAGGATGCGGATTACTGCGTCAGCTATCTCATCCTCAAAGGTGTCCTTGATATTGCTCTTGAATGCCTGCACCATATCGTCAGACTCAAGGTACGCCACCTTATCACCCTGTGTGCAAAACTTACCTGACCTATGCGCCTCTAATGCCTCTGATAGCTCAGTGACTACAAGCATCAAAGCCTCACCTACATTGCGCTCATCATCCCAAAATCCTCTTGCCTTATTGCCAGCGTGGATGCTGACAGCCATATCGTTTAAGTTCATTGTTAATTTTTAAGTGTGTAAATGAAAATTGGAGCATCGGCACCTTCGTATGAAAACAGGACATTGTCATTAAAGTACTGTGTAGCTTCAAATTGGCTCATTCCACCCTTTACAAGTATCTTGATACACATCTCAATTGAATATACCAAGCTCATAGTATTAGGCTCTACACCAACAACAGCTGCGTCAAATCCTTTTACAGTTACAAAGTCATAATCATCATAAAAGTCAATGATCCTCTCTAATGTTATCATTATATTCCGTTTGATAATTTAGAAATCTCGAAACTTCTACCCATCGTGATGATGGCGTTGGTGCTAAGAATTGTTGTTGCTACGCTCACTGCATTTTGTAGTGCGCTCCTCGTAACTTTCAATGGGTCAACGACACCCATCTTGATCAGGTTACCAAACTCTTTGGTCTTTACATTGTAACCGTAACCATCACTTACGTCACAGGTGTATATTTTCTTATAGTCAAGCCCTACATTTGATAGGATCTGTGCTAGTGGTGTTGTCAGTGCAGCGTGTAGAATATGTGCCGCGATCCTTCTCTCAGGACTAGGGTCAGGACCCATTATAAAAAATATCTCAATCTCATAGAGAGCCTTACCGGCACCTGGAAGGATTCCCTCCTCTAGAGCTGACCTTACTGCGCATACCGAATCGTCAACCCTATCGTATAGCTCCTTCTGCTCCAGGTCAGTATTACCACCAACGTAGATAACACCAATGCCCCCTGTAAGTGACGCTATCCTCTCAAGTATGAAGTCCTTGTCACCTTTACGCTTCGCCATAGCGTGTGCGTCCCATAGCTGTTTTACTCTCTCGTCAATAGCCTCAGCCTTAGACTTTACGCTTGACTTCAATACGATAGTCTTGTCGGTAGACACGATCACCTTTGCCGCATGACCAAGGTCCCCATAATTTATTAAGCTCAGGTCATCGCCTGTCTTCTCGCTGAAGTAGTTAGCCCCCACACTTAGCGCCAGGTCCTGCATCAGCTCATGCTGTTTGTACCCAAAGTTTGGCGGTGGAACGACACACACCTTAAGGTTACCCTTCACGACATTTGCCGCTAATGTGTTCACGACATTTGTCGAGCATGGCGCTACGATCAATAGCTTCTTACCCTCCGTGATAATTGGCTTTAGTATCCCCTCAATCTGTAGCACATTACTTATCTCCATGTCAGATACCAATACCATCACATCGTCAAGCACACACTCGTCCTTCTTATGGTCATTGATAAATAGATTGGAAGAATAGCCCCTCTTGATCTGTAGACCCTTGGTAGTCTCCGCATATGTGTCAGCGGTCTGCGACTTCTCAACAGTCACGATACCATTACGCCCTACGTCCTTATACACCTCAGCAATTATCTGCCCAATGCTCTTGTCATTGTTAGCTGATATTGCCGCCACGTCAACGATCATTGTGTTGGTCACCTTCTTGGCTTTCTTCTTAAGCTGATTGACCACCTCATTGCTGATGTCACCAAGCTCTCTCAACACCTCAGTACGATTCGTCTCAGGAGTAATACGCTGAGTACCCTCCAAGACCATCGCCTCAGTCAGGATGATTGACGTTGTAGTCCCATCACCTGCACTGGTAGCGGTACGCTCCGCAGCCTCCTTCATCATGCGCACTGCAATGTTCTCTACCGGATCAAACAGGTCAACCGCCTTGGCGACAGTGACACCGTCCTTGGTAACTGTAATGCTGTTTGTGTGACTGGGGCTCTCAATAACGACCGTATTACCCCCTGGTCCTAAGGTACTCTTTACAGCACCTGCAATCTTTTTGATACCATCGATCAACATCTTGCGACCGTCATCCCCAAAGACTAAATCCTTGGGATTGTAAAGTGAATTGTCAAACATAAATTAGATTTAATTATAGAATGTTAATAAAAAAACTAATAGCGCACCTAACGAATATCCCACTCCGGAAACTAAAGCTAATATAATCCTGTCAGACCAACTCTTTGCCTCAATCTGATAAGCAATGAACGGTAACCCTAAGAAGGGTCCAACAAACGCCCAAAAGATCATAGCAATACTTCTATCTGCAACAGTTGATATATACATAGTTGAAGCTACCTCAATGGTGAATGCCGCAAGCGCAACTATTAAATATTTCTTCATGATACAAAGATAAGTATTATTTTTTAATTATGCAATAGCTGATTTTACAATTTCATTTTCCCTATTATATATATATATATTTATTATGCGCAACTTTTTTTTTAAATATCATTTGGTTTTTATATTCGACATTTTCGACATTAGTCTTAATAATCAATTAGTTATATCTATATTATTGACATAATATTGACATTCTTAGTGTCAATAATTGACATAAATAATAGTAGTAATAAAAAATATATAAAAATGATATACTACATATACTAAGAAGTTCGTATTATTCTAAAAAAAAGGGGATGCCATTTAAGGATCCCCAGTCTTAAATCCGACATTCTTCTACCACATTTAAACAGTAGAATTATGACTTCTTTTTACTGAATACAGACCATAGTCCACCAACCAATGTGATAACTCCACCAACTAACTCAAGCATAATCGACTGGTCAATAAAGCCCTTGGTAACAAGAAGACCACCACCAAAAGTTAAAACGTGTCTTACAATCCCTAATAACATTTCCTTGCTCATAACATAATTTTTTAATGGTTAAAGTAAATACTTAATTACACTCTCCCTAGCCTCAGATATCATCTCACCACGAGCATAACCCTCAGCAATCATGTCAATCTTAGCTTGTCTCTTAGCCTCAGCTCTAGCCTCAGCCATCTCAGCTATACCAGTCTTGCCACATGGTCTATTGTTGATTAATCGACCGTTCTTTACAGTCAAACCATCCATAGATCCACCACCACCCTGGTAGATACTGTTCTTAATACTTAATCTTTGCTTGTACATAATATTATTTTTTTAAAGGTTTACACAAAGCTAATAAAAAATATTGAATAAGTATAGTGTTTGGGTTCCATAGCGATCTGACGTGATCTGCCCCACGCGGAAAACGACTTTTTTTTCGAGGGGTAGGGGTCTGAAATGCCCTGCGCATCGGGATTTTTTAGGCTTTTTCCTACACAGGTACGCACACGCTCGCGCACACGCACATACACGCACACACACGCGCACGTCCGTCACGCGCACGCACGCCACACGCACGCTCGCACATACACATGTACACGCGCTCGCGCACATAGGGAGTAAACTATAATAGCTCGTTTAGTTTAGTAAACTATTTTTAACCAATATAGTTTACCGATATGTTAACAAAGGCTTAATCCGTGTTAAAATCCTTAACGTTTTAATTTTCTGCAACATTTCCTCTTTTTTAAAACATAGTGTTTATCGGGCTTCCACGAAGATTATCACATTTCACTAAAAATATTTATCAAATAAAATGTTAAAATACTATAATAATACAATAATAGTACATAGATTTGTGTCAACATAATCGGAAGCGATACAGCACAAGGCAGTATACACGATATGCGATATAGGACGAAAGGTGTGGAAATGTAGGTACAGACGTGATGTCGGCACAATAACTACAGAGTACAGAGTAACGGTTTCTTTGAACATGCGGGTAAGCTGACGAACAAAGTCACTAAGTGTCTTACAAATGCTAAAAGGTAGCATAAGGCTAAAGGGTAGCTAACAAACAATGCAGTGTATGGTACAATGTGTCTTTCAAGACACAAACATCTGTTCGATTCAGGTGACTGCATCTAACTTAATTCATTAACAATTTAATACTTAATAATCATGAGCAATCAAACAAAAACAGAAAACATCGTAGAGTTATGCTTTATCGTAGCAATTACAATCGTTTCAATTTTAATAATAGTTGAAACAATCATGTTAATTCCAATGCTTTAATCATTTTAAAAACTAAAAAAACTTAACAATCATGACAAATTTACTATCAATCGAACAAAGCTTTTTGAATCTTTCAATCGTAAAAGAAAACCTAAACTTAGGTAATATCAAGAGAATTCAAAACGGCATTACCAATGCAAAAAAGAAAAAATTCGAGCAAACATTAACCTTATCAACTTTAGTGTTGAAATCATTTGAATGGTTTACATCTGAAGAGGGAAAGCGAATATGTGCCGAAGAGGGAATTTCATGGTCTAACGAAGAGTTTGGAATGAAAGTTTACGGATATCAAAAATCTTTCTTCTACAAGCTAACAAGATGTGGAAAATTAGAGAATGAGATTGTGGAAAGCTTCAAGGCAAAATGCGATGAGATTGACGCAAATGGCGGATACTCAAAGCGCAATCTTGAGAACTTGCTGAAATTCGCAAAAAATCCTGAATGCTTAGATGAGACAGAAGAAAGCGAAGAGACAGAAGAAAGCGAAAAAACTGAAACAATCTTCACTCTATCTTTCAAGTCTAATACTAATGTAGCAGTAAGAGTAAACGCTGACAATGTAGTGAAGACTACAAATAGCAAAGATGAAATCTTGCAAGCAATTGCATTCTTACTAAGCCAAATAGATTAAGAGTTCAAAGTCTCTATAAATCACTGATGAGTTTGTGTCTTACAAGACACAAATTAAAGTAACTAATCTAATTATTTAAACATAAAAACACTAACACAATGAAAAAAGGAATTGAATACCAATTGACAAACGATTACAGCAGAGGTGTATTGCACAGCTATCACGGAAAACCTAATCCTTTGATGCTAAATAAATCACCATACAAAGCCGATGCCGACAGCATTAAACCTAAGGACAGACAGTACTCGCTAGTAAAGTTAGACAGAGATTTTGAGAGCAAATTTACGATAGGTTTTGAAGTTGAAAAAAATAGCTTTCATAGCTCAGCGCTAAAAGAGTACGAATTGTTCTGTGGTTTTGAAAGAGACGGAAGTTGTGGTGTTGAGGCAGTGACGCACGTTTTACCTTTGCTTCCTCAGTCACAATGGCGCACAAAGGTATTCGATATGATGCACAAAGCTAATCGAATTATTGACGATAGCTACAGCCCAAGTGACAACAGATGCGGAGGTCATATCAACATCGGCGTAAAGGGATTGAACGGAAGTCAGATACTTGTAAAGGTCAGGAATTTCAGCGGATTGATTTACGCTTTGTTCCCGAAGAGATTGCAAAACTATTACTGTAGCTACAACAAGCGAATGAGAACGGCAGATGAATACTACGAAGGCAATTCATCTGATTGGCACTCAAAGTATCAGGTATGCTTAGTTAAAAACTTTGGTCATGGTCACGGCATAGTTGAATTCAGAATACCTAACAAGGTTGAATCAGTAAAGCAGATGATGAGACGTTACGAGCTAATGTATGAGGTCGTTAACTACAGCGTAAATGAGGTCGGTAGCTTTGACAAGTTACTCAAGCATGTTAAACCTATCCTGATGTCAATGTATAACAATGACGAGGCAAAGGTTAACGAGAAGATGGCATTAGCTAAAGACTTCCAAAACTTTATCAACACGGGCGTGATATCAGATGCAATCAGACAATATTTATAAATTTAATCACAAGTTAGGGGTTGTGTCTTGAAAGACACAATCTCTAACAAATAAAAACCTAACAACATGGAAACTATTGTAAAAGCAAAAAACAAAATTGAGGCACTAAAGATTGCCGGATATGACAACATTTACTTTCAAGGCAATATGCCATATTCAATGGAGTACAGTATTTATACCTACAAAATCACAGCGCATAAAATTGAGGACGGCTATTTAATAATTAAAGGCAGAGTAATTTACATAAACAAATAAAAACACTAACAACATGAGAAATCAAAAAGCAACAACAAGAGAGGTAATTGAATTCACATTCTATTGCTCACTATTAGCATTCGGTATTTTTTATATCTATTTTTTCTTAATGGTATTTGTATTTTAATCACAATCAAATTTAATTAAAATGAACACAAGAGATTTTTATTGGAACGTAAACAAGAGATTTATAATTGATGTACTGAGCTTTGAGTTTCAAGGCGAGGCAACTATCATCGATGACT